TCTCATGGGCAAACAGGTGTACAAAGTATGACAAGAACTGCTTCTGGAATGTCAATGTTATTAGGAGCAGCTAGTTTAAATGTAAAAACAGTCGTTAAGAATCTTGATGACTTTTTATTAAAACCATTAGGGGAAGCTTATTTTCAATGGAACATGCAGTTCTTAGAAGATAAATTAGATGTAGTAGGTGATTTAGAAGTTAAAGCAACAGGAACAAATAGTTTAATGCAAAAAGAAGTTAGAAGTCAAAGACTAACAATGTTTTTACAAACTGCACAAAATCCTTCTATTGCTCCTTTTGTTAAGATTTCTAAATTAGTAAGTGAACTTGCCTACAGCTTAGACTTAGACCCTGATGAAATACTCAATGACCCTGAAGAAGCTGCAATGATGGCACAAATTATAGGAATGCAAAATGCTCAACAAAACACAGGCGAGGAAACTCAACCCAATAGTCAACAACCAGCAGGTGTGGGCGGAGCTGGAGGATTACCTCAAGGAGCTCAAGAACTTGGAGTTACAGGCACTGGCGGTGGCAACATCGGAATCGGAAATGTTCCGGTTGCAGGGGAAAGTAGCTTCTCTGGCACGATTGATAACACTACCCCAACAGGTTAAAGAAACACTTACGAGATTAGAGGAATAATATGAAAAAAGGAATATTAACTGACGATAGAGATAAAAAAATGTCTGGTGGTCAAGCTAAGTTAGATGTTGACAAAGATGGAGAACTAACTGCTAAAGACTTTGAAGCTCTTAGAGAAAGAACACAAAAACAAATGGGTGGTATGATGGCAGGTATGCCAATAGGTAACGAAGAAGAAATGCAAGAACCTATGGCTGAAAAAACTGTATCAGAAGAAATGCAAGAAGAATTAGAACCTCTACCAGAAGAACCAATGGAAGAGCCTATGATGTCAGAAGAATCTCAAATGGATTCTGATGATGAAATGGAAGATAACTATTTAGATTTTGTAATAAATCAAGCACTCTCAGAAGAAGAAGAAGAGATGCTTATGAACGAATTAGAAAGCAATCCAGACCTTAGTCTATTATTTGACAAGGTTATGGATGTTGCACAAGAATTTTCAGGGGCTGGTCCTGTAGAAGGACCGGGCTCAGAAGTCTCCGACAGTATACCTGCAAGGTTATCTGACGGTGAATTTGTTATCACTGCTAAAGCTACAGAAGAAATCGGAGCAGACACTTTAATGTCTATGATGAAAGAAGCTGAAGCTAAAGCAGATGAAAGACAAGAACTCGCATATGGCGGAACTGTTACAACTACTGTTAGACAGGAAGAAGATGATTATGATTTTGGAGCTAATCCAGAAGAACAAGAACTTCGTAATGCTGCAGTATCTGAACAGATGAGAAATCTTAATCCAAGATTGCGATAAACGATAGAGCTACCCTAAGATATTAGGCACTCTATCAAAAATAATAACCGAAAGGCTACCTTTACAATACAAGCCCTCTAGTCGACATAGAGCTACCTTGTAAACAAAGCCCCAATTAGGAGGATAGAAAATGACTGAAGAAGTCTTACAAGAGGAACAAGCCAATCCTTATAACCAAAAAAAAGCTTGGCATACTGGTGAAGATAAACCTTTTGAATCTAGTGAGGGAATATTTTTTGAAAAACCATCAAATGCGATTGACGAAAGTGATGACATTGAAATGGTTAAACAGGAAGAAACTAAGGATACTCCTTATAAGAAACCTGATTACAAAAAACGCTACGATGATTTAAAAAAACATTATGATAGTAAGCTTAATGAATTTAAGTCTAGAGAAGAAGAGTTGATAAATCAGGTAACACCTGAATATAAAGCTCCTAAAACTCCAGAAGAACTTGAAGAATTTAAAAATTCATATCCTGATGTTTATGAAGTTGTTGAAACTGTTGCACATCTACAAAGTGAATCTAAGGCAAAAGTTCTAGAAGAACGCCTTAGTAAACTCCAAGAAAGAGAGCAACAGATAGTTCAACAAGAATCAGAAAAAAGGTTAATGGAAAACCATCCTGACTTTGATGATATCAGAAACAGTGATGACTTTCATTCATGGGCAAAAGAGCAACCTGAAGCTATCCAAGATTGGATATATAAGAATGCTAATGATGCCGACTTAGCTAGTAGAGCTATAGATTTGTTTAAAAGAGATATAGGTTTAAATACTCCGAAAAAGAAAAGGTCATCTTCTAAAAAGACTAATTCTGCTGCGGATATGGTTTCAACTAAAACAACAAGTGTTGAACCAACGCAAGAGAAAATATGGTCTGAAAAGGAGATTGCTGCCATGAGTATAGCTGAATTTGATAAATACGAAAGTGAAATCAGTGATGCAATGCAACAAGGCAGAATCAGTAAATAAACTATAAAACAAAGGAGAATATCCCATGGCTCAATTTTTTGAAGCATCAACGGATACTAACAGTAACTTTGCAAACTCTGTCAGTGGACAGACTAATAGTTTTTTCCTACCTTCGATTTATTCTAAAAAGGTTTTAAACTTTTTCAGAAAAGCATCGGTAGTAGAAGCTATTACAAACACTGACTATGCTGGAGAAATCTCAGCATATGGAGACTCTGTAAAGATTATTAAGGAGCCAGTAATTTCAGTATCAGCGTATACTAGAAATACTGACACAACACAAACAATGCTAACTGACCAAGAACTTTCTTTGGTAGTTGACCAAGCTAATGCTTTCAAATTCATCGTTGATGATATTGAAACTAATATGTCTCATGTCAACTTTAAAGAAGTTGCTACTTCATCAGCTGCTTATGCTCTTAAAGATGCATACGATGCTGCTGTATTAGTTGAAATGTTCGCTGGAGTTTCTGCATCATCACCTAATCACATTTTAGGTTCTGATAACGCTACTGATTTAGCGGCTGGAACTTTTGACGGAACAGGAAACTTAGATATAGGTTTTGGTTCTAGTGAACATGACCCTCTAGATATTATGTCTAGAATGGCTAGACTATTAGACGAAGCTAATGTACCTGAAGAAGGTAGATGGTTCGTTGCTGGTCCTGACTTCTATGAAGTTCTAGGTTCATCAGGTTCTAAGTTATTGTCTGTAGACTACAATGCAGGACAGGGTTCTATTAGAAACGGTTTAGTTTCTAGTGGAAAACTTCGTGGATTTGATATGTACAAATCAAACAACATTGCCGCACCATCTAATGCTGCTGGTAAAGTTTTGGCTGGACATATGTCATCTACGGCTACTGCACAAACTATTCTTTCAACAGAAGTGTTAAGAGACCCAACTTCGTTTGGTGACATAGTTCGTGGATTGCATGTATACGGAGCAAATGTCTTAAGAGACGATGCTTTAGTTTCTGCATTCTATGGTATTGACTAATACTAACTATGGGGAGGTCTTCGGACCTCTCCTTTTTTTAACACATAAATTTAAAGGTAAATAATATGTCAGAAGTAAATATAAGAGATACTGGTCGTAATTCAGCTAGAACATCCGATGTTCGTGAGTTGGCGACTAAAGTTCAGAAGCCCTCTGACACAGAAGCAATAACCGCAGCTAATACTATTACCGCAGCCGAATCAGGCACTCGTTATGTTCTTAATGTAGCAGCAGCTAAAATACAAACTCTTCCTACTCCAGCAGCAGGATTAGAGTTTTGGTTTTATGTTGGCGCAACAGAACCTACGGGAACTCATACAGTAGTGACAGCATCTAGTGCTAACATTATTGTAGGTAATGTATCTTCTCCGGAAGATGCAGCTGGTTCAGTAGCTACAGTTACAGATGCAGATACAATCTCATTTGTAGCTAGTAAGGCAGTACATGGAGATTTTGTTCATGTATGGTCTGATGGTACTAACTGGTATTTAAATGGACAATGTAAAGTCCAAGACGGTATTACAACAACTCAAGCGAGTGGATAATACAATCTAAGTTATTGACTGAATAGTCAAACTCGGGGGAGTCTCAGGACTCCTCCACTTATTAATTAAAAGGAAAAAGAATGAAAAAAACAAAATATGGAGTTACAAGTCAATTAGCTCAAATAACTAAAGCTCCTGCTCGTCAACCTGAAACTCGAGTAAATAAACTTGGACAAAAAATAGGTGCGACAGGGTTAACTCTTATAGAACAAATGGGAGCAGCTCACGCCTCAAGACATCACAATAAAAAAATGATTAAAAACAGCAATCCTAACAGAGGTCAATACATGGATGGTGGTATGGCTAAAAAGAAAATGATGAAAGGCGGTAGAAGTATGTATAGTGCTGGTGGTAA